CCAGCAGGGCATTGGTGCCCGTCGGTGCGGCTGAGGTGCCGTAGGTCGTTTCAGCCTTCGCCAGCAGCAGGCGATTCCGGGTCAGTGCCATCGTCTTCGATGTCGATTGGGGTTACGGGATCCGGCTCCGCCGGCTGTTGCGCAGCATCACGCGCTTGCTTGATCCATCGGCCTGTGGATTTCTCCAGCAGGTACGACCCGCCTGCTGAAGGCAGCGGGTCAATGGGTGGTGAAGGATGGCGAGCCATGATCCTGCATCGCTACAGGCAAGCTATGAACCTCAGCTGCTAAGGCTGGTGACGCCGGTGCGGTAACGGACCTGGTAGGAGCAAACGGTCCAGCAGCTCACGGTGTCGGCCTTATCAAATTGCGGATCGACGCTGATCGGCCAGATATCCATCGCTAACCCGCCGAGGGTGCGATCAGCGAGCAGTTTGCTGTGGAGGCTTTCAACGATCGGATCAGCAGCCTGATCGGGGATCCCGCCGCGGGTGTGGACCGCGATGATGACGGTCAGGGTCCAGTCGATCTTGCAGGTGCTGACCGGTTCTGCTGCAGCGGTATCGATGCCCGGCTCGATCACCAGGGCTGGCGCTTCATTGCGCTGGAATGCTTCGACGCGTGAGCGGTAGATCCTGGTGCCAACCCCTGTAGTGCCTGCCAAGGTGGTGGCGACTTTGGCCAGGATCTGCTCGCGTTTGGTACTCACGGCATCACAGGATCATTAGGGCAGTCTGTTCAGGCTTGAACCACTTCAGCCTGCACCTCCACCCGCAGCCGATCCACCGGCACTCCGGGCAATGCGCCGTTGACCACCTGACCAGCGCCGAAGCGTTTGCCCTGCAACACGATCAAGTCTTCTGGTCCCATGTTTTTGATCACCACCCGCTGCAGGTGATTGAGCGGGTGACATGGGACGCCGTGTTTTTCGCTGCACTTGGCAACGTCAATCCTGTTGGTGAAGACGAATACATCCCGCACGTTGTCGCGGCCAAAATCAACCACGCCGCCGCTGCGCTTGCTGATGATGTGACCCTGTGGGCCGAACTCCAGACGATCGGATCCTTTGCTGCCGATGAACCGCCAGCCGGTGAAGATACCCCTGTCGAGGTAGAACGCATTGACGACTGGGCCATCGCCGCGCTCACGTTTGCCCTGTGGCGTGGTGCGCATTTTGAGGCCCGTCAGATGGTTGCCGGGGTTGCTGGTGCTGATGCGCAGCTCGGTGCCACCTTGACGATCGCGGGTGGTGATCGCGGTGTAGGCCCGCTGCGCGGCGGGGATGGCGTCCCAGTTCAACGCCACGGCGATCAAAGCGGTAACCAGCGGCGTCATGATGCTGTGATGTCCTGCAAAGTGGCGTTAGGCAGGCGACGGTCGAAGTAGGCGAGCCGGCGGATATGGGCATTAGCAAAATTGCTTGCGCCAATCAGTGAGCCCAAAGCCATACTAGATGCAGCGGGAAGAGCGACGCTTGTATCATCTCCTACTATATCTAGTAGACCATTAAAAGCCTGGCGTCCACTAGATGGGGACACAGCTAGGGCAAATCTGCCTACTGCTTTGCCTGTCCACACAGGACCATTGCCTACGGCGCCGTAAGTATCTACGCCACCTACGCGGATACGCGCAACTGGTTGTGTATCACTCTGGCGATACATCTGTATTGCATTATTAAAGTCAGGCCCAATGGATAGTAGGTAGCCTGTATAAGCAGCGCCAGAAGCCGAAGACATGGAGGCAAACACCGTCCCCTGACTCTGCGAGTACCACCGGCTGAAATTAGACCCGGTGATCTGAGCAACGTCAGCATTACGGGTGACGGTTGTTCCTAGCGTTGGGATCCAGGATGTAGCAAAGCTGCCCGCCTCTAGGTTTGCATACTGCACCGTGCCAGATACCGTGACGGTTAGCGTTCCAGCGGTGGGTGTAAAGGTCAGCGTGGTACGTGTGGGGTAGGCGCCAGTGCCAACCACGGTGGCCGAATGGGTGCCGCTGAGGGTGACCGTACCAGTGCCGTAGAAGCTGAGCGTATGGGCAACAGCGGTGACGGTAACGTCCTGGGTGGCCAGGGTTGCGCTATTGAGCAGCAGATTCTGGCGTTGCTCCTCAATCAACAACCCCAGGCTTTCACCAGTCGCCGGGTCATGGTCAAACCTGGCGGTGTTGGTGCCTGCGGTTTGGATGACACCATCGGCGTCGAAGTACGTTGCGTTGCCGCTGCGGGTGAACGTAATGAGGTTCTGGCCGCTGACGTTATCGCTGAGGCTCTTGCTAGAGGCAAAGCGTAGATCCAGCGTTGGCGTACCAGCCTGGGAGTAGAGGAGATCGTCGCCCGTCCCTGGGGCGCCAGTGATTTTCCAGGTCATTACATTGCACTCCTAATAGCGGTGATCTGAGCGGCACTGAGGGCAGCCGGGAAGACCATCACCCGCTCTGCCGTGTAGCCAGGTTGAAGTACAATCGTGCTGCCACTGACCAATGCACTCCCCTCTGGTTTGGCGACCATGGTGTAGGTGCCGGTGAGGACTCCGGTGCCGTCGATCACGGCAGAATCAGCGGTACGCGTGACGGCTGTGGTGGTCGTGGGGATTGGCGTTGATGCGGTGGCACCTTGCTCTAGCTGAGGGAACCCGATGCGGAAGGTGGCATCAATAGCCGTCGAGTTATTAACTGTGTAGTTAATCACCAGCTGACATAAACCAACCGTTGCACCGCCAGAGAGTGTGCGGGAGGCATTTACCCTTTGCGAGGCTAGGCTGGCCGCAGTTGGATTGCTGACAGTATAAAATGCTCCCCCAACAAATGCGGCTCCCGATGTAAGCTCAATCAGCCCAATCTGACTTGCTGTAATTCCAGCAAGGCTGCCGGCGGTTAGCCTCCAATACATAGAGCCTGTCCATGTTTGCCCAGTTGTGGCAGTTCCTGTGCCAATACCAAGAGCAATGGGGTTTGTATTGGTGGTTGTACCGTAAAACCGTACATCAATGTAGCTAATGCCTTCTTCTACTCCGGTGCCAACAATTTGACTTGTTATACCTCCAGATCCAACAATGTAAGTCCATCCCGTTGGACGAGTGCCTGGAGTGCCAGGAACAGCGCCAACCATTGTGTTGTTGCGGATGCTGTTAGTGCGAGACGACTCCACCAACAACCCCTTGCTAACCCTCGTCACCGGGTCATGATCAAACCGTGGCGCATTGGTGGTCGCCCGTTGGATGTACCCATCCGAACCCACGAACGTGCCATTGCCGCCGGTATAGGTGAGTTTGTCTGTGAGGCTGACGGCTTCGATCTCGCGTTTATCGCGGGCGAACCTATAGTCCAGCGTCGGCGCCACACCAGCGATGGCCTGGGGCCGCAGGCCGTTATCCAGCGTCAGCCCCGCCGCGAGCTTCAGGCCCATCAGATCACCTCCGGTTCAGGCGCAGGCTCCTCAACTACCGGCTCCTCAACCGGAGCTTCAGGCTCAGGTGTGGGCTCCGGTTCCGGCAGCACAATGGCATCGCTGCCTTGATACGCCGGGTTAGGCGAACCGTCAGCCAAGAACTTCGGCTCCAGGGCGCCCACGTAATACGGGCCGACCTTATAGGTCTCGCACCGCTGCCTGAGCGTTTCGATCACGCTCGCAGCAAAATACTCCTCAGCGGTGGCTGCATCAGTCGCACCAGCAGTGGAGACGATCAGGAACTCCGCCTGCAGCGCGGGCAGCAGCTCATCAGGGACTTCAAGAGAGAAGATCATGGCGTCAAGATGCAGTGGATTTCAGAACAGCGAAGCCGATCACCACGGCTTCGCTCAGATCACCAGCGGTGATGTTCCGCACGGTGATCACGCAGCTGCCAGCACCAGGCCGGCAGCCGAACATGTACGCGCCAGCGGTGCCGCCTGAGCTGTGGTTCACGATCAGCAGATCCGTTGCGTCGATCCGATCGTTCGTCAACGTGAAACTCACCGCCGCACCAGCTGCCAGGGTGGCGTTATTCATCGTGATCTGACCGGCGGGCTTATTCAGCGTCACGCCTGTGCTCTTGTTCGTCGCCTGGGTGACGGTGCCGCCAGCACCTGCGGCATACCCAAACCGCAGCGTGGTGCGCAGACCATCGGTGGTGTTGAACGTCAGGCTGCTGCTGGCCGCCAGCGCACCGCTGTCGTTAAATGCCACCTGACCACTGGCACCAGGCACCAGGCCGATGGTGCCGGTGGCATCGGGGAACGTGATCGTCCGATCAGCCGTAGGCGTGACCAGCTGCAGCGTCGTGCTGTACGTCCCGCCATCGTCCAGGTTGATGTCACCACCAACCGCCAGTTCTTTGCCGGTGTTGTCCCAGGTCAGATCAGCAGAGCCCGCCAAGGCACCGCCATCATTGAACTGCACCTGGGTATTCGATCCGCCGGCTGCTGCATCGGCATCAGTGCCGATATTATCCAGCCCCAGACCAAGCAATGGGTTGTACTTATAAGCCATCGCTTCAGCTCCAGTACACAGTCGCGACGTTCGTGCCGTCGTAGGTAATATTCAGCACGCCAGTGGTTTGACCACTTTCGCCGCCGACCTTGTACGTCACAACCGTCAGGTTGCCGCTTTCGTCGTAAGTCATCGCGGCGTAGTCGCTCCCCGGAGGGGCGTCAAAGCCGCCAATTCGTGGAAGCGTCATGGCTGTCCATAATCTGCCCTCAGGCTATGGATCAGCTCTTCTGCAAGCTGATCTCGCAGAACACCCCATCATCGATCAGCCGGTTCTCACGCACCGTGTAGCTCACAGAATCCACGGTCACGCTCGACCCATACGCCAGGCTGCCAAACTCCGATGCCAAGCAGCGCAGGGTGTAATCGGTACTGATCACCATCCCATCGGACACCAAGGCGCCGGGCTGATCGAGGATCCCAAGCCCGCTCACGCCGCCGCTACTGACGGCAACACCGAAGTGCTCCAGAAACAGGCTCGGATCCTCAGACCAGCTCACGACAACCTCCAGGCTCAGCCGTACTTCGGCAGGCCGTAGCCGTTGCAGCTGAAGGTGGTGGTGCCACTATCAGCGATGGTGGCCACCAGGCGGATGTAGCGGCGCAGGTCGTTCCGGTTCAGGGTCAGCACCTGCTTGCTCGCTGCCTGGGCGACAGCAGTGAAGCCACCATCCGTCACATCCACGAAGTCACCAGCGGTGGTGGTGTGGCTGTGCTGGATCTTGGCGGTCATCGTGCCGCTAGCGGCTGCAGCACCGGAATCCAGCAGGATCTGGATCTCGCCGCTGTAGTCCTTCAGATCAGCGATGTTGGTCGTAGCACCGGTGAAGGTGCTGGTCTCTTGCCCGACAGGGTGGAGTACAAAGTGATCCAGCTTGTCGAGGGTGGTCTCATGAATGGCCATGATCAGATGCCCTTACGGGTGCGTGGTTTGCGGGTGACCTGCCGCTCCGGCAGGTCTGGCTGTTGGAGAATCACCGGGCAGATCGGTTCTGGCGCCAGCCGGGCCTTACCCAATCCGATCAGGTAACGGCCATCACGGTCAGCAACCTCCACGCAATCACCAGGCAGCACAACGCTGCCGGTGACGGTGGTGCGCTTCAGGATCTCGATCCGCACGGTGTCAGCTCCTCAGGTCAACCTCAGAGGGTGTTGTTGCCGCGGCAGAAGGCCTCGGGATGACGGACGGCGTAGTCCACATCCTGCAGGGCGATCACGCGGACACCGCCGGAGGTGTTCAGCGTGGTGGTGTCCACTGTCAGATCGATCGAAGACCAGAGGCCCAGAACGAGCTGATTCCAGACCGCGAAAAACACGTCCCCAGAGGCCACCTGATTGGAGGTCACCAAGCGATAGCCGTTGACGGTGCCGCCGGGTTCGTAGACGAACTGAGCGGTGCCGCTGGCCTTCTCGGTGGTCTTGAAGGCACCGGTGCGGGTCGCATTGGTGAGATACGCCATCGCGCCGATATCAGCGTTGTCGGCGTTGATCTCGGTTTCCATCGCCACCAGCTCCGCGTAGGTCGGGGAATCGGCTGCGAAGTCCTTGGTGTTGATACCGGTGGTCAGCTTGATGCCCAGCGGTTCCCCGCTGTTGCCCAGGCCGTACAGACCCACGCGGTCGATCTCCAGCGCCAGCACGGTCGCCAGTTCGTTCCGCACCATCTGCTCCACGTCGATGGAGCTTTGCAGCATCAGCCGGCGGGTGAAGTCGGTATAAGCGCCAACGGTGCGGGGCATCAGGGTCACCTGATCCACCGTGGGCTGCGACTCGGTAGGGCTGCCGCCTTCCGACACCCAGTACGCAGTCGAGGCGCCGGTCTGGCGGGGAATCGCCACGTTGCCCTGCAGGCCGCTGAGGGTGGTGATGCCAAGGGCATTGAGCGCCATGCGGTTGCGCAGCAGCTCGATGAAGCTGCCGGGCCGGGCGTCGGTGAACACCAGATCGCCAGCACCGGATGCGGTGGCGACGGTCAGGTCACGACGCATCACGTCGTTAGGCACCAGAATCCCGCGGGCGTTCTGGCCGGTGGCCTGCTCCACCGCACGGCTCACCTCACGCTCAAAGGCGGCATCCTCCTGGGCGGCACGATCGCCGGGATTCGCCAGCGCACGGATCGCGCGAACGAAGCTGAAGCTGCGGGCTTCCTTCTGGCTCAGGCCGATATCAGCCGAAGATTCGCTGATCGGTTGCGCCTTCGGTGCTGCGGCAACAGCAGGCTGGGCCGGCTGCTTCGCACGCTGCTTCTTCACATCAGCCAGCACGGCCTTCATCGCGTCGGCTTCGGTGGCGCCGCTATCGATCAGACCGGTAGCCAGCTCGCGGCAGCCATGCTCTTCGCACAGCGCCGTGATCGAGGCGACACGGGCACGCTCCAGGCCAATCGCTTCGGCCTTCGCAGCGGCCCGCACCTCCTCCAGGTTCGGGGTTTGGGTGTTGTCCATTGAACTGGATTCGTCAGTGTGGGTTGTTGCGGCGTCGGCCGCACTGGTCATGCCGAGACTCCGCCCGATACCGATCGATGGATCAGCCGGCACGGATACCACGGACACCTCATGGGGTTGCCATGAGGTGGCGACATAGGTGTTCTCCCGGTCGCGGGACTTCTCAAGCTCTCCTACTCCGTACCCTACGGATACATTCCGGAGCACTCCATCGCGGATATCGCTCAACACCTCCTGAGCGAAGGCATTACGCGAAAATCGCACCTCAGCCATCCCGCGCTTCTTGGTGCCATCAATCCAGGCACGCTCCACTACCCCGATCACACGATCAGGATCATGGTTAAAGAGCAGCGGTGCGCCATCGTTCAACCGCGATAGATCGACGGAACTACCGTCGTGGCTCAGCACCTCGTTGCCGTAGAACCGCTCGACCGGATACTCCGACGAGAAACTCAGCTCAATGCTGCGGCTCTCCGCTGCATCCTGCTCACCATCAGGTTCCAGCAGGCGGAAGTGGCCGGCCTCGACACGCTGGAACTCACGGTGTTCCAGATCCCGTTGATTCGGGGGGCTGGTCCCCGGTTTCGGTGTCGTCACTGCTATCGACAGCATCTTGCTGTGAACCTAAGGATCCCGTCGGCTCATCCAGCATCTTCAGCTTCTGTGCATCGGCATCCTGCCCTGGGTCGGTATCGAAGCTCAGCCCAAGCTCGGCCGCACGATCCACCTCCAGCTGACGCGCCAGCAGCAGCTCCTCTAGATCGCCACCGGTTTCGGCAACCACCTGAGCCTGCGTCGTGAACCCACTCCGCACCGCGTCCTTATATGCCATCACTTCCTTCACCGGATCCACCCACGACCAACCGCGGCACATCCACCGCGCTTTGGTGAACCGCTCCGGCGCCGCCTCGTACCCAGCCAGCTGCAGCTCTCCCACACTCACCGCTGCGGTCAGCCACGCTTCATATACAGGTGTGATCAGCTGCTCAATCAGGAAGTTCTGGAGCACCTTCCAGTTCTCACGATCATCAATCAGGCTCAGCCGGCTGCTGCTGTAATTCGACTGGCTGTAGTCCTGCGACAGCGGCGCATAGCTGATCCCGATGCCGGCGCTCATGCCCTGCAGCATCGCCCGCATGAACGGCTCAAACTGCCCATCCGGTGCATCCAGCTGCGGAACACTCACGTTCTCACCAGGCGCCAGGTACTTGAAGACGCCCGGCTCGAAGCTGCTCACCCGCTCGCCGTCCATCACGTCATCACCCACCAGCTCACCCTCAGGGCTGGTGATGAATCCCATCAGGCTGCTGCTGGCCCTGGCCCGCACCACCTCGGCCTCCTCATACCCAGCCAGGTGATGCAGCCGTTTGATGCTGCTCGCCAGCCACGGCACCCCACGGGTTTGGCCCGGTCGATCAAGGATCGCTAGGTGGAGAATGTCCGCTGCATCCACCAACCGCACCTGCGTGCTGCCGCTATGGCGCAGATCACCAGGGTGGCGCGTACGGAACGCATACCGCGTCGGCCGGCCCCATTCGTCCACCTCCACACCGAGGCGCCATTCGCGGCCAGCCATGGGCCGCATGTCATAGGTCTCATCACATAGATCCGCCTCGATCACCTCCAGCGCCAGCGGCACCTTTGAATCCCCGAACGGTTGCCGCACCAACCGGATGAACACCTCACCGCTTTCCGCTACGGCACCGATCGCCAGCCGCAGGATCTCCGTCCATCCCAACCGGCCGGCGGTATGGCAACGCTGCGGCCGGCACCATGCTGCCCACGCTTCCTCAATCCGATCGTTCACCTGCTGATTCAGCCGGCCGCTGCCGCGACTCATCGGCACCTGCGCCTGCAGCCGCACCCCAGCACCAACGACGTTGTTGCGGATCAACCGGATTGCCTGGCGCGCGTAATCGTTATCGCGCACCAGCTGGCGCGACCGATTTCGCAACAGCACCAGGCTGCCATTGATCTCCGCATCAGCCGACGTGCTGCTGGTGACCCAATCGCTGGTGAGCCTTGAGATCCGCGCACCTTCATACAACCGCCGCCGCGGTGCCTTCTGCGGTGTCGCCTGGTCTGCCGCGGCCTTTGTCTTCCGTGCCATCAGCCGAACCTCACGAACAGGTTGCCCGGATCACCAAGCCCGGCAGCAATCTTCTCCGCACGCTTCTCCCTGGCCACGATCGCCTTCAGTTGCGACTCGCGTTCGATCAGCTGCGGCAGATCCAAGGATGTGAACTGCCTGCTGCCAACTTGATAATTTTTACTCTTGCTGGCGATGATCCCACGGATCGTGGTCTGCACCGCCTCCAGATCCTGCTCCGCCTGGCTCCGGCCGTCAAAGGCTGCTGGTGTGCTGGTGTAGCTGAGGCTCGGCAGCACCGTCAGCGACCCGGCGCCAATGGTGATCACGCTGGAGCCATCGGATGCCTGCGCCTGCCAGAACCACTGCCCGGCGTTGAATCCAGTCGTCGTGGCCGCCGCGATGCTGAACGTCCAGCCACCTGAACCGTCATCACTGCTGGTGACCGTCGCGCCTTCACCTGCGGTGTTCATCCGCAGGTAATACGTCACGTCCCAGTCTGGACTGGAGATCGTGTTCCCCAACGTGTCGGTCGTGGCGGCCAGCGTCCACGTCACCGTATCGCCAGCCCGCAGCTCAGATGGAATGCCCATGGCTGCAACCTATCGACAGCCGATCACCACGAACTGACGAAGCTCTGCCGTGGTGCTGCACTCCGCTGCTTCCTTGCTGCAGGCCGCTCATGCACCGCTCCAGCTTGCTGCTGCGCCATCTGCTCCCAGAAGTTCACCCGGCTGTAGCGCCGCTTCAGCAGCTCCAGCACCGCCAAGCTGTACACACACAGATCGAGCGGCTCATTTCGAGCGCCACTCGGCTTCACCCACTCGCGTACCTGGAAGCCCTTCACGTACCGCGGCACCAGGCGCTCGCACGTCAGGCCCTCTAGAAACTCCGGCGTGCCATGCTCGCCGAAGTGAACATACCCAGGGCCGGGCGTTTCGTTCTTCAGCCTTGCATAGATCGTCCGCTTCAGCCCGTCGGTGCCTACGGAGTACAGCGTCACGCCACCCTTCACCTGCATCCCACGCCAGTTGAAGTCCACCTTGTTGCCCCTGTTGATTGCGGTCGCCGCTCGGTTGCTGCTGCCCTTCAGCGCCACCACACCATCACGCACATGCCTGCGGCAATACGCGTAGGCCTCCTGCGTGAAGTGGCCGCCGGTGTCCACACCCATCATCCGCACCGTCAGATGCCCGCCGCTGGCGTGGTCCCATTCCGTTCGGCGGATCACATCCACCTGCTCCCACACATGATCCTGCGCCGGATCGCCATCCACCTTCTGATGCCAGATCAGCCACATCTGATCGCCTGAGCCAAAGCCCCAGACACTGATCTCCAGCCAGGTGTCCTGCACGTCAACAGCTGCGGTCAACACCACGACACCTTCAGGGCACGTCCCTGCCGTGTACTGCGCTGCACTCGCACGATTCAGCAGGCCATCGGCACTCACCCGCGCCAACGATTCCTCCTCCCATGGCTCTGCGCAGCGCTTGTTCACCCAGCCCTTCAGCAGCAGCTGATCGTCCTTGGCTCGCAGGAACTCATTCCTGATCTGCTCCCATGGCGTCCAGCCAGCTGGCGCATACCAAGCCGGCAGGTGAAATCCAGCCGTTACCCCATCACCCTGCGCCGTTGCTCGCCATTCACCACCGGCCAGCATCGTCGTCTTGTGGTGCTGCGCCACACGTTCCCCACAGGCCGGGCACTTGCACCACACCTCCCCATCCGGCCGGTCCCATTCCATGTGCTCACGCCAGCGGATCACCTGCTTGGATCCACAGCACGGCATGAACGCATGGAATCGCCGCTGGTCCGATCGCGTCTCAAACTCCGCTGTGATCCGACACGCTCCTCTCGTGCCTGGCGTGCTGGTGATCAGCACCTTGCCCATCGGGAACGTACTGGTGCGAGCCTCCGCGTTCTCCAACGGATCGCCTTTGTCATCTGCCTCGATCGGATAGGAACTCACCTCATCCGCCGCCAGGTAGGCCGCCGGCATCGACTGCAGACCGCTGCCACTGTTCGCGCCCGTCAGCACAAAAAGCCCACCTCTGAACTCCTTCAAAAACATCGAATTGCCGCTATCCCTGCTGCGGGATGGTGCAATCAGCTCGCTCAGCGCCGGCGTTTCGCGCAGCAACGGCTCCAAGCGCTGGCGGTTCAATCGCTTCGCCATGTCCAGCGTCGGCTGCACCAACAGCACCGGCCCAGGCCACAGGTGGATGATGCTGCCCAGCCAGTTCAACACCACCTCCGTCTTGCCCAGCTGGCTGCCAAACATCAACACCACACGACGCACCGGGCTGCCATAGCTCAGGCAATCCATCGGTTCCCGCAGATATGGCGTCCTGCTGGTGCGCCACGGTCCCTTCTCCGCACTGCCTTTGCCGCTGAGCATTCGGTACTCATCCGCCCAGGTGCTCACCGTCATCGCCGGCGGTTGCTCCAGCCCAGCCAGCAGCGCCTCCCTGTAAACCGCAAACGCGTCAGCCATCAGCCAAGCACCGCAACGCCAGCCGAATCTCCTCATCTAGCAGCTTGAACACCTCGCGCACATCAGTGGTGGCCGCCAACTGTCCAGCCACCCGCTCTGGGATGCCCATCATCTGATCGCGCAACGTGCGCCCCAACGTGAACGCAGCCTTCTTCACTTCCTCAGCCACCACCAACTCGCCGCGCTCCTTCATCGCATTCACACGCGCTAGCTCTGCCTGGTAGTGCTCCTTCCTCTCCCGGCTTACCTCCAGCCCAGGGATCGCATCCTCCGGCAAGCTCGCCACCGCATGGGAGATCTGATCTTTGGTTGGCAGCACTGGCTTCTGTGCAACCTGCCGCTTGTCTCGCTCCTTCGCCGCAGCGCTCAGTTTCTCGCTGCCATTACGCCTGGTCCGGGAATCCCAGAGCGCCAAACCCTTGTTCACATCAATCAACGGCCTGCCGTTATCCATCACCACGGCATCAGCAAGCCGACCCCTGATCGCCGATGAAACCGTGCCAGGCGTGACGCCTTTGATCCTTGCGAACTCCCGAACCCCTACGAACACCGCTGAGTGTTTGAGTGTTTGATCTACCCTACGCAGGTGTTTCAAACACTTGCGGGGTAGGGGACCTCATGCCT